TGTTGAAGACCGTCTATTTGATCTGCTATAGCTTGAGCACGCTCAAATTCGTTGTTGCGAACCGCCATATTATATTCTTGCATTAGGTTGTTAATATCTGAGTTGATGGAGAATATCATCATATCTGGTGTTCTAGGTACGGGTGCAGGTGCTAGAGGGTCTGGCATACCGCCATTAGCCATAGGCATACGTTGCTCACCTGCAATAAGTGCATCTATATCAACACCTAAGATTGCAGCAGCTTGGTCAAGCTCTTCTTCGGTTATACCGTATTCTGCTAGGAATTGTTGGATTTCTGCTTCAGACATACCTTGATTGATTAACATCTGAATTATTTGAATGATCTGCATGAGGGCTCCCTGCGCCTCTTGCATTTCAGCTTGGTCTAGCTCTGCTTGTGCAGGTGCCATTGGCTCAGATAAATCACCCCCCATAGGAGTCCCTGCCATCATAGGCGCAGGAGCTACGTTAGGCATCATCATATCTTCTTCCATAAACACCTCTAAATTGGGCGTAGCTCTCGAGGTAATATTTTGGAGGTGAAAGCCACACCCGTTTAACTTTGAATAATTGTAGCACTAAAGAACCGTAGTGTGGAAGGATTGTGTAAAAATTGGTAATTGTGTGTGAGAAACCTTGTGCAAGTATGTGCATATATATACTGCCCAAAATTAGGGGGGTGGGGGGTCAAAAAACATGTATATGTGTCTATAAAATGGACCCTCTAGGGGACCCAATATAACTGTAGCTTATAATGTAGATCTATTTGGATCTCCGCTTTATAAGTTTGGTTTATAAAGATAGGGGTGGCCGCGTCAATATTTCAGCTGACATTATAAACGTGGTTTATATCTTGGATCTTTTTGGATCTTCGGATTATAATTTTTATGAATAATCCTTTCCCCTTGTTTCGCCCTAGTTGTTAACTAATTTTCCTCCTTGAGTCCTTCAATATATTTAAGTTTTTCAACCTCAATAGTTAATAAATCATCTTCATTCATTCTAATTAAATGTTGTTTAACATGTCTTTCAGTAATGGTTGCCACCTTTAAAAGGTAAACTAACCTTTCCATAAAATCCTGTAATTCTTTACTAGGTGTTCCATTTTCGTACACCCAATCTGAGAGAATCTCTAAACCTCTTTTATCTGAATCTTGTAGTCTCATATATTCCCCCTTATTCAACGTACTCAAGCTGAACTCCGCTATCAATTAGATTGCCCTCTTCATCTTTGTGAAGCCAACTGATCTCGTAATCCTCATCTTTAATATGTGTTAAAGGATAGTGCCATAGGGTAAGCGGTTTAAACCTTATTTGTTTGTCTTGCCATTCAACCATTAGCTTTTCGCATTCTGCCCTGGTTGATGCCCAAACTCTCGGACAACCAGTATCAAAGCATTTACCTACATAACAATATCTTGTTTCATTCTGTTGTGTCGTTTTATCTTTCATAATGTTTATTACCTCGTTTAATGTGTTAAGAGTTCATTATACACGCTTTTAATACTATATGTATAAATTGTTTTATGTTTGTATTTCTGCTTTTTTTTGAGTACCGGAAGCAAAAGAGATGCCGTATGCTATCAACCCCCACAAATAACAGCATATATTATCAATAGTTATTTTTTTAATATTCAGCTTGTATTATCTTAACCATAAAAAAAGGGCGTATAAAACGCCCTCTAATCGCACACATTAAACGATTAATTATTGCTGATCAAATATAGCCACCTTATAATTATTAAGCGTAATCACGTTATAAGAATACTCAAGGTCTCTTGCATGTTTATCATAATCAAAGTTATTAAAAACAAATTGTTGAGCGTCTTTATTTACTAAACTTTCAATGTCAGAATCTGCAATTTCATTTGCATAATCTTCAAAGCTATCATATTCACCTATATAGGCATTTTCTATATCGCTTATACAATCTGCTAATTCTTCAAAATCATTAGAATAATAATCTTTGAAGTATTTGATTAATACCTCATCATCCAAATAGCTTTTTTCAATAGCATGAGCCAAATTATAGATACTTTCATGATCTGGAAATTCGCCCATATCTGGAAAATTATCGTAATCATGAACAGCTATTTCATCAGCGTATTCTGTACCGTCTTTAGTTGCTTCTTTTATAGCTTCTGCAAAGTCCTCAAAGCTATCATATAACAAAGGATAAACCCACTTCCCAACCAGACGACCGGAAACATATGCCGACAAGTTAGCAAAATATACGCCATACTTAGTCAACGGTTTAAATCCCCCAAAGCCATCAAGTTTATTTTTTTCTTTTACTGTTTCCATTTTTATTACCTCATAAAATTAAAATATAAGTTTATCATAATAGTTAGACAAAGTGTAAGAAATTTGTAATAATGTATTTTTAACTATTAGAGGTAATATTAAAAATGCAAGATTTAATTTTATATTTACACCAAGACGGTGGTCACGCTTGGCTCAAAGTATCAAAGGATACATTCAACCGCACAAATTTAACTATGCGTAGTATTTCTTGTTTTTCATATCATGATAATAAAAACTATTATCTTGAAGAGGATGTTGATGCAACGTTATATTTAAACAATTTAAAAGATCAAAATATAAACTTTAGTTTTATTTATGTTGATGATGGGGATTACTCACCAATAAGACATTTACCACGTGTTGAAATGGTAGGCGGATTATTAAAAGAGCCAAAGCAATTAGTATTGAGAGGGTTTTAATTATGGAGAATATCAAATTAGCATACGATTACATAAACAAAGTTAGTAGTTGGGATACAACATTATGGTATTTATACGAAGAAATTGATTCAGAAAATACTTTTTCCGGTAATGCAAAAGATATTAATACAGCGTTTCGTAAAGGTTTACATCTGGCAATATATAAACCAAATAAATTTGAAATATGGAATGAGGGATTTATAGACGGTTGTAGTTGGGGTGTTGATACTTTAGCTGAATTACTTGTAAAGAAACTTAATTTAAATAAGGACTAATTATGGATAAATTAACAATATATCAAAGACTAGCAGTTGAGGACATAATCATTCCAAAAGGTATGAGCGTATCTTCTGTTTGGGCAATAACTGAAGATGGCAACCAAATAGAACTTGATTGTGGACATATATGTTATGAAGATGAAAACGCTAATGAAATAAGTGAGGACTAATTATGAAAACAATAACTAAAGAATATACCGTTTATGATCTTGAAGATTTAAAACAAGATGATGAACTATGCGACAAAATATATCAAAAATTCTGGATTGATAATGGAGATAATATTAATTTTTGGGCAGATGAAAACTTAGATAGTTTAAAATTATTTGCAAATACATTAAACATGAAATTTGATTGCTCATTATCAAATTCAGATTATCCAGATAGGGGTTGTTATATCAAATTAACTCCAGATTATTACCTTGATAACAAAGACTATAAAGAGTTATTAAAACATTACTGGGGTTATGAGCATTATTTTTGTGAACAATTAAAAGCATTTACCTTAAAACTATTAGACAAAAAAGAATATAAAGTTTTATGTGAATGGTCTACTAATGATTTCGCACTAGAAATACAGAACAAGATGTTTGATTTGTGGTTTAAAGATAATCAATACTACTTTTCTAAAGAATCGTTTTTAAATAATGTTGAAGCAAATGAATGGCAGTTTGATGCAGATGGTAATTTATTTTAAAGAGGACTAATTATGAATAAAACAGAAGCGTTAGATTTAATATGTCATGCAATAGATTGTTATGTAGAAGATTGTATTAAGACTTCTCCAAAAAGTGAAACAAGAAACATTTGGAAAGCATTTCGGATAGTAGAAAATGAAGTTTTACGGTCAATAAGAGAGCGTGGTAATACAGACGAAAGTTAAGGACTAATTATGAAAATTATGTATGAAGTAAGAACGCTGCTAAAGGACAAAGAGCCGTTTTTAAAAAACTTTAGTAAAGTGGCTCAATATCGCAATAGATTTAAGGCAGAACGCAGAGTTAAAAAAGATATTAACGAAGGTTATAGATCACAAATTTTTGAGAGAGAGGTGAATAATGATATTAGTTGAATTTGGAATCCAAGATGGGGAACGAGAATATTTAGATTTTTGTTACTACGATAACTTTACCCAAACTGATTATTTAGAAGGCAAGATTACAGATAGAGAAATGTTAAATGAATTTTTTAACCTTGACCTTACAGATGATGATTATTTCGATCAAGATAATGAACAATATTGGAATGATTGTTATACACGAGCAGTTTGGGTAACTAATGTTTCAGTTACTAACGAACAAGATATTGAGACATTAAAACAATATAGAGTAGTTTATTAAGGAGGTAAATTTTGACAATACATAAAAGAATAGAAGAAGAAGATTTATGCGATATGGAATATATCAATGATGCAACAAGATTTAGTATTTTTGATATAAGAGATGCCTTAAATGAAGCTGATGATATGTCTTTAACATATAAGCAGAAAGAAAGAGTTTTTTATACACTAAATGCTTTTGCTAGACATTATGAAGATTTAGATAATGAGGAGGTAGATGATGAGTGAAGTAATTGTTAGCAACGATTGTTGCGATTATAAATTAGAAGATGGAGATGGAATATTGCTCTATAACGATTATAAGGGAACAGGACATGATGAATGGGGAGAAGTTCAATTATTTGAACACTTCTCAAAGGGTGATATTGCATATCTTGAAAAACAATTTGGTTGTGAAGTTTGGGTTGGTTGTGGGCAATTTGGAGATTGCACAGAACAATTAATTGATACACATGAACTTGTAGAGTTTAGGAGGGTGAAATGACTACAAAAGTAAAATTTAGTGTTGGTGGTGAGACTGAAATGCCAATTTATGAGGCAGTTGATGTACACCCAGAAAGATGGAATGGCTGGTTAAGACCAATAGTTACCATTGAGACAGCTGAGAAAATAGCTAATGATATTTATAACCATGATGATCCTAATGACAACGAGCCTTATGATGATATTAAATTAGCAATTGTTGAGGCAAAAGAAAACTTTGAAGACACCGTTGAAGTCGGTGGTTTTATCATTTGGGATGAGGTGGGTAAATAATGAGTAGATTAACAGTAGATGATGTAGCAGTAATGCTTGGCTGTTCTGATATACCTAGTGAGGTAGATTATAGAATAGAAGAATGTGCAACTAAAGGTTGTGTAGCAGTAGTTTATTTTTATGCAGATAAACTTAGCGAACAAGAACAGAAAACAGTTTTGGGTTTGGAGGAGGTTAATGATGAGTGAAAAGTTGAGCAAATATCATTGTGAGTATTGTGGTGAGCAATATCCAGAAAAGGAAGATGGAGACTTTACATTTATTGAAATCAACATAAGACCATTTGAATTATTTTGTTGTGAATCTTGTGTAAATAATCACATACAAGATATAGAAAACTATAAGTGGTCTGATTGGAATGATGGCAAAGGACTAGAAGATTTTTACAAAGATGAAATTAAAAATAATTGGATTGGTTTTCCTTTCCAAATACTATCAGCAGATAATTTACAAGTTATAGAGAGAGGAAAAATTACTGAGGTGAATGATGAGTAAACCAATAATTAAAGATGAAAATTGGGTATATTTGTATGCACAATTATCTTATTACGTTGAAAAGAGATGTTATCCAGACAGAATTACACATGATGCAAGTGGTAATAGAACAGAAGAAACAGATGAGGATTTTTGTGAGATATGCTCAGATATTGAAGAAATCATGCGTAAAGTTTTAATCAAAGAGAGTGAGGTAAATGATGAGTAAAAAGAAAAAATATAAAATTTATTTTGATTATAGCCAATGGGGGAAACCTGAACTTGGCAAAGTATATCAAGGAACTACTAATGATTTAGATGCTTGGTTAGAAGAAGGCAATAAACTTATTAGAGCAGAAAATGGTTTTATGCAAGAAGAAACACTTGATGATTTTACAATTGAGGAGGTGAATGATGAGTAGATTAAAGAATTTTTTAACAGACGATTTACAAAAGCTTGAAAAAGCTTATACAGAAATTGACAACATAATTGCTGATAGAGTTCATTACATAAAAGAAGATACTAAGGTTTCAGAACATCTGGAAACACTACAACAATTTTTATCGTACTGGCAACATCATCATAAAAAATTATAGGAGGTGAATGATGAGTAAGACTTTTGTTTTAAATATTGATGGGATATGTATTGAGGATAATGAAATAGAAAACACAACTATCCACATTTGCAGAAATGGAATGTGGTCTGAAATACCTTTTGATAAGAATGATTTAGAAGAGGTAAATGATTAGCAAACATCATTATCATATTAAGTTTGTGGATTGGGATAGTGTCAATACTAACCCAGATCTATCACAACCTTGTAAGTATGGCCTATATCTATTTTATCCTGGACAAGACCATCACGATAAAGAGTATTGGTATGTTAACGATCACAAGAGATGGGAGGGATTAAGTGAAATTATTGAAAAATTACCTCGTCTTGTATAAACTGCATACAAGGCACTCAATATTCATATTGATTCCCCCACTCTTCTTAGAAAAAATTATATTGGGTGCTGACTAATGTCTTTTTTGGAGTGGTTTGGATTGCTTGGATGGATTCTCTTCTTCTTTATCGACAAGTCCAAGTGAATCATCAGCTAAGTCATTATCAATAATTTCACCTTTAATCTCTAATTCTTTTTGTTTGATAAGCTGTTTAGCCATAGCATTACCTAATAACTGTTCCAACCTTTGCTCGACTTCTAACCTATCCATCTGATCTATCTTGCCAAACATAACTTCTTTCCGATCCACTATAAGACCACCAACTCTTAGCAAAGAGTTCTGAGCAGAAATAGCAGCGTTGAAACTACCAGCTTCTAGGGCCTTATCACGAATGTCATATAAATCCTGGACTGCACGATCATAATTAAGTTCATACTTCTTTTTGAGTTCATTCTGGAGAAAATTATATTCTTTTCTCACTTCCGGATTTTTAAACAAGGCATAAGCGCGTTGACGTGGATCTTTATATCCAGCTTTAGATGCACATTCAACTAAGGATAGTCTTGGATTATTGACTGCTAACCAAATAAAGTTGCGTTGTTTACGATTGAGTTTACGATCTAGATTAGCAAATTCGATTGGGACATCATCAGTATCTTCGATTACAGGTGCGTATTCTAGTTTATGTTTCTTATGTCCCATATAGCATTAGAGTTTGGAGTTTCTTTTTCTAGAATCTATATATTAATACTACTTACCCCCACTTTACCCTAAAGTGTTTTTAGATAGTAGTTTATAAGATAAGAGAGTGTCAAGAGTTTTATTTAAAAAAGAGTAAGATTTATTAAAACCCTATGACAAAAATGACAAAAATGAAATAATCGTCAAAACCCTATTCTTATGCGGTTTTCTAGCGTCATTAAAACCATGACATTAATTGACAATAATAAAATATGTCAAAATAAATAATTATATTGGCCGCCCCCAACTATCATAATTGTAAAAATCCGGATCATCTTGCACTACATCCTCATACTTAAAGTTTTTAACTTCAGCTTCAGCATCAAACGGCACACTACCTATTATCTGTTTGTGATGTTTGATATAAGATTGCACCAGGTCTTTGGAATCACCCATAATTAGATCATTACACGCACAATCAAAAGCATCTCTTTTATCCATAAGCATATCTTTTACTCTACCCATTTTTCCTCCGTAGTAAAAATTTATTTACTTGATATTACATAATGTATTTACATTTTGCAAATATAGTGTATATTGATAGTAAATATTTTGGAGAAATATTATGTCAAAAGATACTAAAAGTGTAATGGATGCGGCTATTACCGCAGTTATAACCCAACCAATCAACCCTGAGTTTGCGTTAGAGAACGACAAAATAAACTACGAACTCTTTAATATCAAAGCGGGGTTAAATGAAATCGAAGGTCGTATAACCGAACTGAAACAAAGTTTGGAGGATATGTGATGGCCATTCAGAAGCAAAACATCAAGAACAATAAAGATTTAGCATTTATATTAGCTACAAAAATGATGCAAGAGTACGCTTTAAAATGTGAGGTTGATGGAGAAAAAGAAATTATGGATCCCTTGCTTGGATCATATCTTTTATTACATGAGTTATGCGTTGGACTTTTTTACAAAGCTGAAGGTTATGAAGAAGAATTAACAGATATTTTATTTGACGCTATAAATGATGCAAAGCATGTTGTACAAAACACGATAGAGACACATGATGCATAATTTACCAGAGTCACTACAAAGTCATGAGCATATAGTTATTGGGGATACTTATTATTTTCCTGGTATGGAAAATCAAGTGTATCACCAAAGCGCTGGGATTTCCTCTTCTACTCTTAGAAGATTTAAACAGAGTCAACTACATGCTATGCAAGAGGTGGTTGAGCAAACTCCAGCTATGGTGTTTGGCTCAGCCGCCCATTCATTAATCGTAGAAGGTGAAGATGCTTTTAACAACGAAGTAGCTGTCCTTACCGGATCACCTTATACCGCATCTAACAAACAACTGAAAAAAGATTACGAAGCTAGAGGCCTTACGGTTATCAAGCAAGATGATAGAGATAAGATCTATGCCATGAACGACGCTTTACTTGAAGAAGCTAAAGTTTATCTAAATGCAGATGCCGGAGAATATCCTGGTGCATTTGATACACCTTATGAGAATGCTTTGTATTGGTATGAAAAAGATACCTTACTCAAACTCAAAGGTGATGTGCTTAGATACCCTGTTGTCAAACCGTATGCAGATAACGCAATCGTTGTCGTAGACTATAAAACTACGGCTGATTGTTCTGTCAGAGGATTTACCAATTCTATTAGAAAATTCCAATATGACCTACAAGCCGCTTTTTACAAGCGTGGTTTTGAAAAAGCTGGGTTTACGATACAAGACTTTATCTTTGTAGCACAAGAGAAAAAAGCACCCTACGCTTCAAAGATATTTAAAATGAGCCAGGAGGATATGGAGAGAGGGTGGCTTCAACTAGAACACACGCTTGGCGAGTATTCCGCTGTTGCTATGGGGAAACAACAGCCTACTGTTTATAACTCGCCAAGTGTGGTTGAGGTCAATCTAAGTGATTAATTGGTTACGGAACCTAATAGACAAATGCGTAGAGAGATCGCTACAGAAACAATCAAATAAAATGTTTGAGAAACAATCAAACCAGGAGGAGAAATGAGTAATATTGTAGATGTAAATGAATTTGAGATTCAATTTAAAAAATTAGTTGATGAAGAAATCCAGGGAATGTCTTTGGCAATTTCTAGATTACATAGCGAACAAAATACCTGGAGTAAAGACGAAGGTAGAGATATAAAAGATGTAAATAGTAAACCAAAGATAACTTACTTAGGTGAGGTTTACATCAAAAGTATGGTTGAGTTTCAAGATTTAGTTTTACAAAGTTTGCGAGGCGAGAAATAAGATGAAAGATAATAAAAAAATTTATGAAGTTGTTATAGAAAAAGATGTCCCAGTGCCGACTAGATATTGGAGCAAATGGTCAAAAATTATAGATGACATGCAAATAGGGGACTCAATAGTTTTGCCTGATAGGAGATCGGTCAATCTATTTTGTCAACATGGTTATAGAAGAGGTATGAAATTTACTGTAAGAAAACAAGATGATAGTGTTTTAAGAATATGGAGGAAAGAATGACAGATATGGTAAACCACCCGCCACATTACAATAAGGGCGACATACAATTTATTGAGGCCGTCAAATCAGCTTTATCAAGAGAAGAGTTTAAGGGTTTTTGTAAAGCGTCAGCCATAAAGTATATATGGCGGGAAGATCACAAAGATGCAAATATAGAGGATTTAAACAAAGCTATCTGGTATCTTAAACAGTGTATCAAGCACCTGGAGGAGTTATGATTGCAAAAGCTAAGTGTGAAAAGTGCAAGCAGATGATAAGGTTTGATGAGGTTCTTACGCATAAATGCGAGGATCACGTCCCAGATCATCTAAGAAACATACCGGCAGATAGGCTAAAAACATTAAAGGCAATACATTCGCCTAAGTTTTAGTTTATTTGGTTGAAAAAAAGAAGGGGCTTGCGCCCCTTTTTTTATAGCTGTGGAACAGCCGAAGGTGGTACTTGCATACCATCATCTGATGGTGGCATATAAAATGTGACTTTATTCTTTTCAGAAGTTATATCACTACCGTCATCCCCTTGCCATGTTTCCTCAACTTTTTTAAGACGTAACGTTAATGTTTTGCCAACAAAATCTTGAGCGTTTTGTGGTGGCTCTTTAACAAACCCAACAGCCTTACCTACTCTTGTAAATAATTCTGTGCCTACTTCTTTAGCTTTTTCACTAGGTCCCCAAAGACTAAACCATTCATTATGATCACGGTATTTACCGCCAGCTATTTGAAAGGTCATCCGGAGTGTCCAGTTCCCTTTCTTTGACTGCGCCTTTTCAGCAGCAATAATTTTAGCTTGATAATCACCAGCAGGTGCTACCTCTGGTAATGGTTGCGATTCTGACTCGCTATATGTGATGTCTGCAAAATCTGACATTATACTTGTACCTCCTGTACGTTTTGAGT